GAATGGCAAGACCTTAAAGATTGGGAACTGGATGACACCAAAGCATTGCCACGTAAGGCCATTGCAAAGATGGTGGAATTTATTGGCGCCGAACAAGATGCTGAGGCGAAGGAGGCTGCAAGCGCAAAAAAAGCCCCGAAGAGGAATGGTCCTCAATAACAGAACGCACTGAAGCACAAGCTCGCTCTACGCTGCGTAATCTTACGCCATGGAACGAAATTTATTTCCGACTTTCTAGCTCGGATTTTAAAGACGATAGATGGTCGGCAAAGAATTTTGGGCGTCAAAAAATATCTGACGTGAGGAAGGCTTTGTTGTATTTAGACAAGCATGATATTGCTAAATACAACACAGACAGTATTGCCATTGCCAAACTTGGCACAATGGTTGCTGGCATGATGGCTGGCAAGAAGAGCAAAGTGAAGCCAGAAGATTTCCTGCCATTTGATACGAAGAGCATTAAGAAAGAGGGTGGCGTTACTGACGCAAGCTTGATTGTTCTTCAGAAATTAATGAAGACAAGACTAATGGACGGCAGAGTGATTGCTTTAATGGCTGATGAAATCAAAGCGTTTGCTGGTCGTAATAATGGTGAATGATTATAGAATGAAAGGAAAAGTATCTGGATAAGCAAGATGGCTCAAGACGCCGAACTGAAGCTTAAGGTAAGTCTTGACCTAGGATTTTTTAGGCAGCAATTAGCAGGACTTGGGCAAGCGGCAGCGGGTTATAACATTCCCGTGCAAGTTAAGTTTGATCGACGTTCTGTTCAAAATGAACTTAATACGTTAGGGACAAATATTAGGCGACGAAATTATGTTTTAGAAGTAAAGACTAATTTAAAGAGTGAAATTGACAATGCTGAAACTTTAGCAAAAGCTCTTGTTGGCTTAGAGCGACTAGGGCAAAAAAACAAGGGAGCAGCCAATCGCGCTGCTGCTGGTGCTGGTGCTGAAACTGGAACAGTAGATGCCGCTAAGTTTCAGGCAATGATAAACAGGGCGACAAAGCCAGCCCTGGAAAATTTATACTCACAAATGGCAAAAGCCAAGATCCCCATGGGGGATGTTGGCAGGGGCACTGTAAATGAACTGAGGGCCGCAATCATGAGCGGCGTTCCTCAAATTACACAAGATATTGCAAAAGGACTTATAAATGGCCTTGATCCCAAGTTAAGGGAAAGTGGTGCGAAAGGTGCAAAATTATTTATCAATGCGTTCAAGGATGCATCTGGTATTGCATCGCCATCAAAAGTTTTTAAACAACTTGGGGAATTTAGTGCTGATGGTTTGGAAATTGGCTTTATAAATGGACTTAAAGAATTCAAGCAAAAATCACTTGCCGAAATTAAAAAAATTGTTGCTTTAATGAAACTGGAGCTTGCTTCGGTTGGTGATGTGCGTATTGGGGCGGGCGCTGGCGCTATTCGTGCGGGCGCAAGAGGGGGTACGCAATATGGCGCACCCATTGGACCATTGCCAACGGGAAGCAAGGAGCCTTGGGGGCGTGGCGCAAGAGGAATGTATGGCGGTGGTGGTTTTGAACCCTATATGGCAGGAGCTGGTCGTCAATTGCCAGCAGCTTTTACTCGTACTCCTGGAATCTCCCCAACCACCTCTATTGCAAGCATGCTTGGCATTGGTCTGCCTGCATTACCTGCCGCTGGCATGAGTAGTGCTGCGGGAATGAGGCAGGCTGAGTTGTTTGCCAGAGAATCGGCTGCTCGTGCTCGTTCGGCAGAGCGAAGCTTGGCTGTTATGCAAGAAAACGCCATTGCTTCTAGAGTTTCTGGACAAGTGCCACTTGGCGGCGGCGGACCCTTCCTCCCCCCTGGCGGGCCTCCACAAGGCCCCACTGGTGGCGGTGGAGGTGGAGGTTTTGGTCAATTTGGTCGTGCAATGGGGCAAATCAATCTTCCTGGCGCAGGGACCGTTCGCGAACTTGGCGCTGAATTCTCTTTCGCTGCTAAGCAGGTGCTTTTATTTGGCACTGCTTATAAAGCATTGGCGTTTATTCAGGCATTCCCTAGTCAAGTGGGACAAGCCGTTGGCCAGTTGCAAAGTTTTAGGAATACATTAAATACAATCTCCCCGTCCGCACAAGAAGCAGCAGCTTCAAATAAATTAATTCTTGATTTGGTTGACAAATATAATGTTCCCCTCCAATCGGCAAGGGATGGTTTTACAAAACTTTATGCTTCGATGGCGCCCGCTGGTTTTAGCGGCAACGAAATTAGAGATTTGTTTACTGGCATTAGTAAAGCTGCTGCGACTTTTGGCATGAGCGCGGATAAAGTGGATCGCGTTAATTATGCCTTTGCTCAGATGGCAAGCAAGGGTCAAGTGATGAGCGAAGAGCTTAAAGGTCAATTGGGAGATGTGCTGCCAGGCGCTATGGCAATTTTTGCTGAAGCGGCGGGATTTGAGGGACCAGATGCTATTCAAAAATTTAGCAAAGCTTTAGAAGATGGTGCTTATAAGGGCGAAGCGATGCGCGTTTTATTAAAAAACGTTGGCATTGAAATGAATAAGGAATTTGGACCAGGAGCGGAAGGAGCCGCAAAAACTTTCCAGGGTTTAATGAACCGAATGGCAAATTCAACACAAATGCTTTACGAAAGCTTTGAGCCAGTTGCCGTGGGGTTTTTGAATTCTGTTGTTGTTCCATTGACTTCTGGAATCAAACAAATTAGCGATGGTTTTAATGCGTTTTTTACTGGAACAAAAGCCCAGACTGCGGGTGGATTTGCATTTGCAAAGGCATTAGAGGATTTGCGGCCTGCCTTTGATGGTATTCGCAATAATTTGTCGAGCCTTGTTCCGCAACTAACTCAGTTTGGACAGATTGCATTAAATATCGCCAAAATTTTACTACAAATTGCTGGCAATCCAATTGTCGGTTATTTAGGAAAATTATATTTAGTGGCTTTGCCATTGAATATGTTATTTAATGGTCTATCTGGGATTATTGGCAGAGTCGTAATGGCAATGACCACTTTAAACGTGGGCCTTCTTGCTGGCACTCAAAGGTTTACGACGTATCGGATTGCCATGCAAGCATTTGGTGTGTCTGCAGCGCAAGTTAGCACTACGTTAAGAACTTGGGCGCCAGCATTAAACGCCGCAACAATTGGACTAAGGGCTATCGCTGCTCCAGCAATATTGTTTGGTGTTTCGCTTTTGATAGAGAGATTCATGATGCTTCAAGGAGCAATTAATGGAGTGGCTCAATCAACGCAAAGCATGCTGGGTAATATTTCTAGCTTGGCAAATTCTGGAGCCGTTAAAGATTTGAAGAATGTAGGCAAAGACATTCAAAATCAAATTAGCAGCTTTGAAAGCCTACGTCCTTTCCTCGGTAGTGGCGCCGCTGGATTGCCGCAACAAAAATTAACAAAACAAGGAGCGGCCAAAATGAGAGAGCTGGGGCTCGGCTCTTTTGTTAGCACAGACGTACTTGGCGGTTTTTACGTTAATGATTTTATTAATGCCTCTAGGATTGTTGAAGAACGGCTTCGTGGACTGCGTAAGACGGCTGAAAGTGTTCGTGAAAAACTTCCCTTAGCAACGCGAATTCAGGAGGATATTAGTCAACAAGTAACCCCTAAGCCAACAGCAATACCAGAAGAGGAAGACGATGGAACGGGCACCAAAAAATTAAGCGATTATTTATCGCAACGGTCCCAACTTTTGGAAAAGCTTGGTCAAATTGAAACCAACAGGATCAATCTTCTTGCGAATACCTCGCAAGAGGAGCGTGAGATATTACAGGCGCAACAAACATTTATCAACGAGAATCAAGTTAATGAACGCAAATATTTAGAAGAACAAGCCAAGGCAGAAGATTATTCTGCCGCAACACGAGGAGCATATCTCGCGGAATTAAAGGCAAACTATCTTGCAGAGAAAAAGCTGATTGAACAACGCCGAGAATTGGCAATCAGGGGACCAATTATCAAGATGCAGGAGGATTTAATTAACCAAAATTATGATCTTACGGCATCTTTAAACGCTTTAGAGCAAGGTCGAACTGAGCTTTCGGCTGTAGAAAAGGCCGCTTTAGAACTTGCTAAAAGAGCAAATGAATTAAACAAGCAGGGATTGACTATAACTGAAGAGGAAATTCAACTTACCTTGGATCTTGCTAAGGCGCAAGATATTTTGGCAAGCAAATATAAAATTGGACTGAGGCTTAAGAGTTTAAAAGACGAAATTGCTTTATTGCGAGCGATTAGCGATGAGGAGCGCAAACGTTTACAAATTCAACAGGAAAATCCGCAGGCGACAAAAGAGCAAAGAAATCAAATTTTCCAGTTAGAAAAAGTTCGCGACAATCTCAAGCAAGTGCAGCAGCTTGTGGACGATTTTGTCACTTCCACTTCATCGGACTATAAGGGCTTCTTAAAAGCAGTGATTAGCGGCGAAGACGCTGTTGATGCATTAGAGCAGTTCCAAGAAGGTTTAAAAGACAGAGTTTTAACTATTTTCCTGGATTTCACAATGAAGCCGATGGAGGATATGCTTAAAAATACGTTTAATAAAATCTTTAAGGATGCATTAGTTCCCAAGACTGCCCTGGAAGAAGGCGCGGCAACCAAACCTTCCACGTCTCCAGTGGAAGCCACTGACAAAAATACTACTGCCACTGATAAAAACACCACGGCATTAGACAAGCTCACCACTTCTCTTAATACGCCTAGTGGCGGAGGCGAACAAGCCACTGCAAATATCATCAAAGGTATTGGCCCTGGCGGTCTTATGAACCCCAGTGCAATCAACATTGGAAATCTTAGCGGTGGTTATGGAGGTGGAGAAATATCAAATATATTTGCTAATTCTGGAATTAATTTAGAAAACTTTACTCAGTCTTCGGAAGCATTTAATGCTGCCACTGAAAGCATGAGCATATCTTTCCAGGATATTAGTGAGACTAGTTTTGGTTATTCCGAAAGTCTCAATCAAAATGCC